CCACTATCCTCCCGAAAACTTTTTCGATGGATTTTGAGGGCCACATGAGGGCTTGTCCATGTTGCCATCACCCCGCTGATGGTAGAGCGTCGAAAAATTCGTGTTTTAAATTTTCATTTTTTATGAATAAATATTATAAATTACATCGTAATTCATAAAAGTTATTTATATTATATTGTACATTTCGATGTTAGACCATCGAAAAACGATAATTTCGTGTTTTAAAACCAGCTTTTTTTATCTTTTGTAAAATGCTTGCCCGTGTTGTCATCGGTGGGGTGATGCATTTTTGTTAATAAATATTATAAATTACATCGTGATTTATAAAAGTTATAAATAAAATAAATTTGCCTGGAAGGTTCTCCGATGCAAACTATGATTTCACATTTTTTTTCTCTAATAATTTATCTTTTACTAATACTATTTGTTCAGCATTTGTTGCACGAGATAAACAAACATATAACATATTATCTTCAAATTGATTATTAAGAACAATAAAAATTTTATTACTAAGGGTTAAACCTTGACATAAATGACATGTTAAGGCGTTGGCCATTTCCATTTTATCTTTATTAAATTTACTTTTTTCAATAATTTCTATTTCATTATTTGCATAGAATCTACCGTATTTATCAAAATTTTCAGTATATTTAATTTTAATATAATCACCAGTATCAATACTAGAATTAAATAAATTAATTTGTTCATTTGTTGGACATAAAATTAAATCATCTATAGTATATTGAGATACACAATCATTAAAACTAATAGTTTTAAACATATCTAATTTAATATCTTTATTTTGTTTACCTCTAATACTTTGTAAATATTCAGAGAATTTTAAATCATTACCTTGTCTATGATTTTTAGTTAAATGTAAATAATAACAATCTTTTTTAGTAAATTTATAATCAAAAAATGAATTTGCTTTAACAGGATTTAATTGAAATATTTGTTTCGTTTTATAATCAAAATCACCAACAATAAATAAATTAATATGATATAATTTACATGCTTCAACAATAATTTTAATATCATGTTTTGGTATCATTGTTGATTCATCTAAAACAACTGATGTATAATTTGATAATCTTTTAGCATTTTGTTTTAAATTAAGAAATAATGAATGATATGTACTAGTATCTACAGAATCACCAAATTTTACTTTTAAATTATTATTAGGGAAACATAAACAAAAATTATTAAGTCTCTCATCTTGACAACCTTCAAAAACATTTAAAAATCTTGTTGTTTTACCACATCCAGCACCACCACTGATAAAATTTACTTTTTTATAATTAAGTTTAGCATCTGAAAAATCAATTAATGAACTGTTATTAAAAATATCACAATCTTGAATTAAACTAAAATTATTATAAATTTTGAAATCATGTTTTTCAATTTTAAAATCACCTAATTCATGACTGATATTGAAAATTGAACTATAATCTTTTTTAGTTATAATACAATCTACTTTAATACATATAATGTCTTTTTCATCAATAAGTTTAATTTTTTCTAAAATATTAATAAATGCATATGCAAGGACAAAAGAACTAATATGACTACGATTTGATAAATTCATTTTTTCAAATTGATATTCAACACATGATTCATCATATCCAATAATATCCTCATTACAATAATGTAAAATATCTTTTAGTTCATCCTCATTTTTATATGAACAAAAAACATTTCTTGTTCTTTGTTGTGATTGCATAACACCAAAAAGTTTATTATAATATTTATTTTTAATAGCTTCATCGCTTAATGTAATATCTTGTATAAATTCTGAACAAGCAATAGTTAAACAATCAAAAGAACATCCATTATCTAACGCCCAACATAAAATTGGTGTTGGGTATGTGTAACCATCAATAAAATAACCTAATTGTTCAATAACTGGATTATTAAATTTAAAATTATTACATTGAATAAATCCAACTTTTGAAACTAATTTACGAATGTCGGCACCGCCGCTGGCGCTCGTGCGAATGTCAAATTGTTCAGTAATTTTGTAGAAATTCATTTTAGATGTTGCAAGAAATTTATATTGTTCATAATATTTATTGAATTTATAAGATGCATAATTTTTATTTGCATCATAACAATAATAAGAACTTACATCAACTTTTTCTATTTTAGGTTCTTTATTAGTTCTAATTGATGGTTCATAATCATCTAAACTACTATTAATTTTTTTACATACTTTTTTTTCTTCATCAATATTATTAACAAACCATTTTTCAAAAACATTATGATTAGAGTTTTGAACAAAATTAAATAATTCTGTATTTGGATATTCATACATTTTATTGAAAGTTAAATTATTATTATTAAGAAAATGATATTGTTCAATATCGTAATCATTACAAATATTGTATTCTCCAAAATCTTTATCTTTCATAGTAATTGATTTATAAATAAATAAATCATCATAAAAATATTTAATTTCACCATCGCCATTTTTTTGTATAATTTTCCATCCTTTATTATCATAAAATGCTTGTTTAACATCTGGAACATAAACAATTTCTTTTTTCTGCATATCAAAAAATTCAGGATTAAATTTTTCAACATGATCATTTTCAGTAACAACTAAAGAAACTGTTTTATTTTTGTTATTATAAATGTGTTCAAAAATCTGTTTATTTAATTTGTTATAAATTCTAATATTGATTTTTAATGTGTTGCATATTGTTTTAATGTCATCAAAATTAACACCATTTTCATAATATTGATCATTTAATTTATCAATTTCATTTTTATTATAATATTTTGAATTTATTTGTTGTTTATCAAATTCTTGTTTTATAACAGACATTACACAATTATAAAGCCCATGTTTAAAATTATGATAATATTTTTGTCCTTGTTGAATTGGTACTAAATAAAATTCGACAGATATATCGTCTATTTCACCATAATATTGATATAAATGAAAATCTAATCTATTTCTAAATGATCTTCTTGTCCATGTATTGTAATTTTTCCATTTTGAAAAGTCATGAGGATTATAGATATTATTTAAATTAATTGTCTTTTTATTACGTGAAAATGTTAAATCGGCTTTTGCAGCACCTAATTTATTAATAGTTCTGTACATATTAATAAAGATGTAACTACTTTTATAATTAGGATATAAAACTCTTAATGTTTCGAATGTATCATCACGTGTATAACATTTATATTTTTTTATGATTTGTTTTTTTAATTGTTTGATATTTGATTTTAATTGTTCAAATTTTTTACTTCCAACTTTTAATTTTAAAAATTCTCGTAAATAAAAATCACGATTGAAATCCTCTATTGTTCTGGTTTTATAAAGTTTATTAACTAATTTATAAATTTTTCCTAAACCTTTTTTATCAAATTTTAATTTTATAATGTCCATATAATATAAACTAGATATTTTTTTAAATGTTTTTATTTAAATATTAAATTATTCAACATGAATATTTAGTATATAAAGGTTTTTAAGTGCGTTCTAATTTTAATCGTTCTCGTCTAAGTGATTGATAGATTCGTTTTTTCTCATTATGAATCTTTCTGAATTCAGGGTCAGCCATCTGTTTTTCATATAATTCTTTTTGATATTGATTATAATGTTGTCTATGTGTTTCTCTATATTTTTTATTTGCTCTTATTTGTGATTCATGATAAGTTCCCTTATTTATTTTTTCATTTACAATATTTAAATTCTCCATATAATTACAGTAGATTTTATTTTTAAATATCAATTATTTATAGATTGATATTTAAAAAAACTAGACCTTTTTTTATAGTCCAAATTTATTTTTATAATTTGCAATATTAACATTAATATCTTTACTAGGTCCCCAGAGGATCAGCGCACTCAATGAACCGGCATTTACCTTCGTCCAATCTTCATTAACTTTATGACGTTTCAAATAATTAGTTCTTTTTACTTCATCACCGTGGTCAATATATGTACTACCAACTGAAGATCCAAAATTGATTTTTTTATCTCCTATAACAGCAGTATATCGTTTCCCCTTAACATTTGATTTCATAATCTTCATTAATATAATTTAGATTTTTTTTAAATGCGATTTATCAATTTTTAATGCTTTACCACCCATCAATACGCTATATAATCTAGCCATTCCCCATTGTTCTGGTGATTTTACTATTGGTCTCACTGATTGAGGATTAGAATAGTAAGCACCAATACCTTTATCAACTATTGTATTTAATCCACCTTTTTGATAACCAGTTATTTTACTTATTTCTAAAAGTGAATGAGATTCGTTTTTATCAAATCCGTATTTTTTATTGAATTTATTTTTATAAGTCGGCAACGCCGCTGGCGCTCTTGCGAATGTTAAAACCATATTGTATTAATATAAAGTAGATTTTATTTTTTTTGATTTGCTCTAATTCTCTTTTTTAAAGATTTAGAAACATCTTTAACCATTGAAGCAGGAACAACTAATTCACCTTTATGTGCGAGGATTGCACCAGTTTTTTTAACCATACCACCCTTTTTAAAAGGAACTAAAGAACCAGCTGCACGACCTAATGTAGAACCAATTTTACCACCAGTTTTACCACCATATTTTTTACCAACAGCGCCACCAAGAGCACCACCTATCATTTGTCCAAAAACACCCATTATTATATATTAAAGTAGATTTTTTTTTAAAATTAATTTTTTTCTATGCTATATTACCAAATAATTCATCCATTTCAGAACTTAATATTTGTTTATTATCCATTAATTTATTATTATAAATTTCATCATCTAATAAATTAATATTACTAACTCTTATTTTACTTCTTGCTTCATTTGCTTCATCAACTAAATCATTATCTACTATTTTATCATCTAATAATGTTTTGGTTTCTTTTTTACTAAAAATTCCTTTGAATCTTGAAAAAATATCACTTGGCATTGATGCTTCCGCCTGTTCTACAACATGTTTATTTTTTATTGTTTTTAATTCAGATTTTAAATCTATTAATAAATCCATATTAGCTCTAGTTAAATTTTCGCTTAACATTTCATTTATTTGTGTTTTCAAAAAATCATATTCTTCATTACTCCAATTAGTTTTTAAATTTTCTATTTCTTGATTTAACATTTGTATAGCGTTTAAATCTTCTAGTGCCTTTACTTCTTTTTCTTTATTATTAAATTCATTTTTTAAATCTAAAAATTTTCTCTCAAGTTGTTGTTCGCGTGATGAAATTACATCTAATCGTCTATTTAAATTTGCTGTATCTTGACCACTAAACATATATGTCGGTAATATTGATGAGCGTGGAACATCAACAATTTTTAATGGATTTCTCAATAGCGGATCGATTTTAACTAATTGTGGTGGTGGTGTTGGTCTTAATTTAGCATCAATTTTTTCAACTTTTGCACTATCTACAAATATTTGTTTTTTAGTAACAGTTTTTTTAGCTATTTTTTTAGCTTTTGATTTTGGTTTTTTTGTTTTCTTTACTTTAGTCATATAATAAAGTAAAGAAAATAATTTAAATATTTTTATTTATCTTCGCAATTTATGGTTATTGATAATTTTTTTAATATCTCGTCTAAATTTATTTTTTCTTCCTTATTCATTTTATAAATCAAATATTCATAGTAATCATTTTTTTCTATATTGTTTGGATTATGTTTTATGTACATTGCATATTGTTCTTTTTTACTAAGATACGGATACATTAATTTTATTTGTTCAATTGCAACATCTTCTTTATTTAGGATTTTATAAATTGGTTTATCATCTTTCCATTCAATGTTATAATTTATTCGTTCTTGAAGTGGTATATTATCAAAACTTTTAAACATTTATTTATTAATTTAAATTAGAAATTATTTAAAAAATTTTAACGTATTCTTAGGTGTTATAGGAGGCGGGGGCGGAACCATCGGTTGAACTTTTGGCTTAATTTTTTTAACTATTTCTTCCATTGGTGTTTCATCATCAGAAATTTCATCTAAAACCTTTTCTTTTTTAATTTGTTTTTTCTTAATACTTATGGCTTTTTTAACAATTTTTTCATCTAATATTGCACGTTCCATTGCTTCTCGTTCTGCCTTTTCTTCTTTTTTTCGTTGTTGTGCTTCTTTTAGTTTTTCTCGCATTTTTTGAGTGTTTAGTTTTTGGGCTTCTGATTGGATTCTTTTCTTTTTTTGTGCTACAGTTTCATCTTTTGGTTCTGCTTGTGGTTCTGCTTGTTTTATTTCAGGAATAACTTCAATATTAACATTCGCACGAGCGCCAGCGACGGTGTCGACTTCTTTTTTAGGTGCTTGTTTTAGAGGAATTTTAGCATTTGGTTTGACTGCTTCAATTGGTTCATCATCGCTATCATCTGGTATAGAATCGTTAGATAAAACATAATTTTTAAAAGTTTCTAAAATTTCTATAGTTTTTTTTTTAGAAGGCATTATTATATAAATTAAGTATAGAAAATATTTTTTTGTAAGCTTATATTAATGACAGATACATACACTGAAACTATGTTAATAAATTTAAACGGAGCCAACGCAATACAAAATAATGGTTCTTTTTTATCTAACGTCTATTTTAATTTTAAAAATGTAATTCAAGATGTTGATAATTTATTAGAAGTTGAAATATCCGTTGCAAATGCTCAAATACCATTTAGTTTTTATAATGTTAATGTGTATAATAACGTGTTAGCGATTGATTACAACGGAACCCCTTATACTCTTACATTGACGCGAGGTAATTATAACGCTACAAATTTAATTTCAGAAATTCAAACGCAATTTATTAATGCTGGTATAACTGGAACTACTATAACCATAAGTAGTATTACAGGAACCATCCAAATTTCAAGTGGTGGTACATTACAGATTTTAAATAACGGTTCAACTATATATTCAGTTTTGGGATTAGAAACTGGTATTGATTATACAGCGCCTTTTACTGCTCCTTATCCTTTGAACTTATTAGGCACTTTACGCTTACGTATTTGTTCTTATGAATTGATTACATATAATTTAGATTCAACAAGTATGACAACATTAAATGTTTTGGCGACTATTCCTATTGAATCTCCTACATTTGGCGTTATACTTTATGACAATATTGCAAACATAAAAACCAGACTGAATAACAGTCAATTAGATGGATTCGATATATTAATTTTAGATGATAATAATAATCCAGTAAATTTTAATGGCGTTCCATGGTGTATTTCATTATTAATAACTATGACAAAAGAACGACAAATACACCCATATGATAAAAAGAAGTTTTACGATTTCATTAATAATACAGAATCGGTTCAAGCTGACAGCGCCAGCGGCGTTGCCGACAGCGCCGATGCACCGACCGATGCACCGATTGATGCTCAGATAAGTGATCAGATTGATGAACAAAATAATTTAATTGATGAAAATAGTTTAGATTTATTACTTTATAATAACAAACTTGACCCAATTACAGGCCTTTTGAGATAGAAATAAATTTTAATTTAAAAAAATTTTTATTTCTAAACTATTATAATAATAATGTCTGAATTTTCACTTCCTGCAACTGTTAATTATGGTGAACAACTATCATCTTTACCTAAAAATACCCAATGTATAAATATTGCTGCTGCTCCTTCTAATTTACAATCAGCTAATCCTGGTTCTCAAATATATTTTGATTTAATTAATCGTGGATTCCTTGATCCTCAATCTATCTATTTAAGTTATACCTATACTTTAACATCATTAGTTGGTGCTCAAATGATCGGTGTTCCAGTTTATACTCCTTTTAATAGAGTTGAAGTTTCAATTGGTTCTCAAACCATCGACACAATTCAAAATTACAATATTGTGATGAATACATTAATAAATGGTAATTTCGACGTAGCACAAAAATATGGACAACAAGCTAGTTATGGTTATAATGCTTCCACTGGTGTTCCAACTCTTGAACAATTAGACGGAAGACTCATGACTGTCAATGAAGTTGGTACATTTACTGCACCATTAATGACTATTTTAAGTAGTGCTGAAAAATTAATTCCTCTTGGTATGATGGGTGCCACCCGTATTACTTTAACTGTTGAATCCATAGCTAATATGTTCACTTCTGCTGTTGTTCCTACTGGTTTTGTTTTATCAAATCTTTCTCTTAGATATAAAGTAATTGAATACGGTCCAGATGTTGATCAAGCTATTAGATTAGCAAATCCTAATGGATTAACCATTAAAACTCAATCATTTGGCTCTGCATCACAAAATTTAAATGCTGGTCTTGTTGGTTACACTGAATTAATTTATAATTTCAGATACAGTTCCATCAAAAGTTTAATAGCTGTCAATGGTGGTAATGCTGCAGCATCTAATAAACAATTTGATTCAGTTGATTTAACCAGCGGTAATGGTGATTATTCTTTTTCTGTTGGTGGTATCGTATATCCTTCTAAACCCCTTTCAACAATTACTAATAAAACAGAAATATTACAAGAATTCAGAAGTGCCATGGGTTCCATTTTTGATAAAAATAATAACTGCTCAATTAATACATTAGAATTCAATTTTAATGGAACCGCTGCGGCATGCACCTACCAAGTACCTGGTAAATTCTATGTTGGTACAAGTTTAGAAAAACAAGTTGGAAGTAATTCTATCTTAAGTGGTGTATCTTCTTCTGATTCACCTATTTCTTACAGAATTAATACTGGTACTTCTATTGGTGCAAATCAATCTACTGTAACATTAATTGTAAATTACGATGCTTTAATTATAGTAGATCCAAATTCTAAACAAACTGTTGTTAAAACCTAAATACCTAAATAAATATTATAAAAAAATATTATTTCTAACTAATTATAATACATGCAAATAATTAAAAATAATAAACCAAAACTTGAACCACCTGAAATGCTTTGTGATTGTGGATTACATGAAAAATTAAACAAATATGAATTGACAAAATTTCTTAATGAACATTCAACAACATTATTTATAGGTGCTCCAAGAAGCGGTAAGACTTCACTTCTCATAAGTCTGATTAAAAAACCACTATCAAGGGTATGGCATAATGTGTTCTTATTTCAACCTATCGAAAGTGCTGCTTCCATTAAAAATAGTCCATTTGAAAAATTACCTGAAGAAAAACGTATTTATGAACTGAACTCCGAGACGTTGGGGTCAGTAATGGAATACATAAAAGCTGAAGATAAAAAATATAACAATTTGATTATATTTGATGATATGACTGCTTATTTGAAAGATAAAAATACATTGAATATGTTTAAAGAACTTGTATTCAATAGACGACATTTAAGAACAACAATCTTTTTTTTAGTTCAAACTTGGCATTCTGTACCGAAGGAATTACGTAGATTATTTTCAAACATATTTTTATTTAAAAGTTCTCACGATGCAAATAAATTATTGTTTGATGAAGTATTACCAATTATTGATGAAGAAAAAAGAAATGCAATTATTAAATTGGTTTATGACAAACCGTATAAATTTTTATTTATAAATACTAGTAGTAATCGTTTATTTGATTGTTGGGATGAAATTTTATGGGATACAACAAATAACATCGACATAGAATAAAAAAACAACTTTTAAATTTATTTCTACTTTAATATAATAAAGATTTATGGTATTTAACAAATTATCATCTAAAAGTAATCATATGTTTGCTAAAGGTTTATCAAATTTAGGAAGTGGTGCAATGAAATTAAGTAAATTCTCAACTGGTGCTGGTATTGTTGGTGATGTTGCACAACAAGCAGCTGAATTAATTGATCCATCTGGGTATAAAGGAAGCGCTGGGCAAGTATTAGACACTGGTATTGAAAGAGCCAAAAGATTAGCAAAAACAACTAATAAATTATATAATTTTGCAAAATAGAAAAGACTTTAGAATTTTTATTTCTAACCTAAGTTATAATAAAAATGTCTAAAAAATCATACAATGTAGTTTTAAATAGTACTAATAAAATTAGTTCTGGTGCTTCACTTTCTGATTGTCGTTTTGGTATGAATTGGGGAATTATGCCCGAAGGAGAATATGAAGTTCATTTTACATTTATTTCAAAAGTTATGAATTTATCAACTACTGATATAGCATGTATTAATGTTAATTTAGGTTCATCTAACGTTTTTCAGGCTGGCTCAAATACTAGCGCAAGCACTCTTAATTTTTTAGGAGTTGCTAAACCATATTTAATAAGTACTACTGCTTATTTACTTAGTGAAGACAATACAAATCCACCTTTATCATTAAATGGTCGTCCTCGTGATAATTTCATCGATGTTCATATAAAATTAAATGATAATGTTACACTTTTTGCACCTACTACTGGTTCAATGGTTGATTGGATTTTACAATTACAATTTATTCAAAAATAAAAAACTTTAATTATTTTTTTTCTTATCTTTATTAATATAAGAAAAATCATGAATAACTACTCAAATAATACAAGATCAATGAATGGACTTAATAATATAAATGCAAATTCTGGAACATTTGAAGAAATAGATGTAAATACGTTAGTTGTTAATACATCAGGAACCGCGCCAACAATTGCTGACCCTTTAGATTATTCAGATAATATAGCTACTACCGAATGGGTAACAAATCATGCCGGCGTTGGTTATGTAACTATTAATACTTCACAGAATATTACAGGAGAAAAGACCTTTAGTAACGCGAATACAATAGTTAGTGGAAACCTTATTACAAATAGTATAAGGTCGTCATCAGGAACAACAGACATTAATATAGGTCAAAATTTAACAACTGGAGATATAAATATGGGGACAACATTTATTGGACCAACTATGAATATAGCTTTAAATTGGGGTTCAAGTAGTAATTCAGGTCAACTAGCTTTAAGAGGTGGTTCTTTTACATTGGCATCAACGGGAAATTATAATCAATCATCAGGGGCATCATTTCAAACAAACATTAGCACTAATCAATTAGACGGTGTAATGGCTATTGCAACACTTAACAACAGGTCAGGAGCCATAAATATAAACACTGGTGGAACATCAACAGCACCTATAAATATAAGCAGTGGAACAAATACAAATGCACCTATTACTATTGGTTCAACCGCTTCAACTACTCAGACTTGCAATATGAATGCGATTACAACGTTTAGTAAAATCCCATCTTGTTCTATTACTGCTACTAGTGCTAATGAATTAGTAAATTTAACTACTTTGAATGGAGCTATTTCAACAGCTGGTTCAGGTTATGTAACCTTAGCTGGAACACAAACCATAACAGGCGATAAAACATTTACTGGAAATAATGATTTTTTAAGTTTAGAAGCGAGTATAATAACAAATACAGGAGGCATATTTACGCCTAATATAGGTTCAATAATAGCAACAGACCCTATTTCAATTGTTCCATCTCAATCAAGCGGAACTTGTAATATAGCAACTTTTGCTACAAGGAGTGGAACAATCAATATTGGGACTGGTAGTTCATCAACCGCTACAGTAAATATTGCTACTGGTGGTTCATCAACTTCAGCAGTAAATATTGCTACTGGTAATTCAACAAAAACTGTAACTGTTGGTGGGACTGGAACAACATTAGCATTAAATACAAAATTAATAACAATTAATACAAGTTCAACAGCAGGACAATCAATCACTCACACATCGACATCAACAACAGGAGATGATTTAAGACTAACGGCAACCGGAGGATATCTGGCAAGAATTGGTGAAGGAAGTTCAGCGGACGGACTAACCCTTTTAGGTGTAGATAGTGGAACTTCTATTATTAAAGCGACAACTTCAGCATTGGAAATAAGAGCAGACGCAGGACTTACTTTTACTGGCACTATTGGTTCAAATAACACGTTTTCAGGAACAAATACATATACAGGGACGACAAGTTTTCAAAATAATGTCACAGTTCAGGCAGGAAATACTGTAAGATATGGGTCTTTCGCAGCAGGTGGGTCAGGTATAGATTTAGGACAAACAAATGTGAATGAAATCACTTTACAATTAGTAACTACGGCAGACGATTTTATTTTTAGAACAAGTGGGGGTTTAAATATGATGACTTTTGATAATTTTGGAATAACGGCATCATTTCCTTTTGCGATGTCTGAAAACTTTTTAATAAATCAATCAACATATCCATCAACCTCTACGACACAAATCGGTTATACAATAACTAAAACATTTGGTCCAAGTGTTTTGGGTGATACAACCGGAACATTTACAGTCGTTGGAACAGGTCAAGCATTAGGAACAAACAAAGGGGTTTATCTTATAACGTGTGGTTTTGAATTAACAAATAGTGGTTCAGATACTGTAAATAACAAAGCGTTATGTTTAAGTTTATCAAGTGCATCCGGAACGCCAGTAAATGCTAATGGAGCATGGGAATATTATGAAGAAATTAATGATAGTATGGGGTCAGCCGGAACGAGATATATTGGGACTTTATGTGGTGTTTATATAAAAACGACTACATCAGCGCAAACACTATATTTAAATGGGTACGCAAATACAAGTGGTAGTCAAACTATATCAGCGACTGGTAATTGTTCTATAACAAGAATTGGATAAAAATAGAATAGTATTAAAAATAAAAAATCTACTTTAAATTATATAATCATGTCTGAAATTGCGCCTTTTGTGCAACCGAAAAACCAACTCTATAAGGATTTAAAACGAGCAGAAATAGTAAATAAAATATTTGAACGTTTATCTAAATTACCCGATGTTAAAAACTTTAAAGATGATTTAGAATTTTTAAATTTTTGTTGTCAAATTGTTGAACACTCGTTCGAAAAAAAGAAATATAAATTTGATAAAAAACAAATTGTAATAGATGTTTTTATTAAATTATTTGGAAATATAAATAAAGATTTAATTGAAAAAAATATTCAATACTTATTTGATAATAAAAAGATTAAAAAACTTGGATGTATTTCCATATGGTTTGGTAGTCTTAGTGAATGGTGGATGAGAAAAATTGCATGAATAAAAGAATTTATTATTAATTATGTACAAAATTATTTAATGGATAAATTCTGTAAGAAATATAAATTAAGTGAGCAATTAACACTTATTATTAATATTTTATCAAATATTGATAAAATGAGTGTTATACAAATGACTATTTCGCAAGCCGGAATTTATAAATATTTATTATGGTGTATTTACGTTTTATTTATCGTCTGAATTAAAATTCAACTCTTACATTTTGTTCTATTTTTAAAAATGGAGCATCACCATTTTTACATAAGCTATTTAATTTACGTTGTTTTTGTATTTTTGATGCATTTTTTTTATAGTAATCTTTTTTCCATGTATTTATTATTTTTTCCTTATTCAAATCATAATAATTTTTCATGCGTTCTTTTATTTTATCTCTATTTTTTTGATAATATTTTTTTGATGCTTGACTAGCAATTTCTTTTTTTGATTGTAAATCTGTAATATTCATATTATATAACTTTAGAAAATATTTTTAATTTTTTTATTATCTAGATTTATTTATATAATAAAAAAATGCCAAAAAATAGTATAGATTATTCAAAATATTCTTTTTATAAAATTGTTTGCAATGATTTAAACATCAAAGATTGTTATGTCGGTTCTACAGCAAATTACACATCGAGAAAAGCAAATCATAAAATTGCTTGTAATGTAGAAGAACATCCAAGACATAATTATAAGATTTATCAAATAATTAGGTCAAATGGTGGTTGGTCTAATTGGTCAATGGTTTTAATTGATGTTATTCCATGTAATAATGGTCAGGAAGCAAGAAGAAAAGAACGCGAATTATACGAACAGTTAAATGCGACAATGAATAATAATATTCCTAATCGAAGTATTGCAGAATATAAAGAAGAAAATAAACAAATAATTTGTGGAAAAATGAAAGAATATTATCAGAAAAATAAAGATAAAATGAAAGAATATTATCAAAAAAATAAAGATAGAATAAAAGAACGTATGAAAAATTATTATAATAAAAAAAATAGTTTGGAAAATGTGAAATCATAGTTTGCATCGGAGAACCTTCCAGGCAAATTTATTTTATTTATAACTTTTATAAATCACGATGTAATTTATAATATTTATTAACAAAAATGCATCACCCCACCGATGAC